CTTTCTTTTTATGAGAAGTAGCAGTGTGAATATCAAGTTTTATACTATGACATAGAGATATAAACCCTAGGATATTTGGGTGTGACATTGGATCAGATTGTTGACCACAAAATTCTAGATATGTAAATCCACTATCAATAAACTTTTGCAAATCTTCCACTGTCATGTCATTAAACAAATGTCGGTGTCTATTATACCAGAGGCCCTGTCTCATACATGTTGGACACTGTAAAGGACAACGATTAGTTATATCAAGATTAACAGGTTTTTCTAAAAAACCTCTTTCCAGAGTAGGAAAAATCATATCATCCCAGCCTCAAACTTCTTCCAATCGGTGGCATTACGAATATCCCACCCACGATTATCAATAGATTTAATCACACCCTTACAGTAATCTACACATGATTCGTAGTAACCAATTTTGTTTGAAATTCTGAGGATATCATCATCGCTCTGTATATACATAACAAGGTCTGTTTTCATAACTTTGATGTCAAAGGGTTTTGCAGCATATATCTTCGCATCAGCCTTACCACCATAGTATTCCCATTTCTGGCGATACATTTGTTGGTGGTCAGTCTTTGTTTTGATGAGAAGAAGTTCAAAGTCTGCTTTGAAGTCAAGCCACTTCTGTTTAATCATTTGATTTTTATAGGATTCCTGATCGATGTGTTCTAGATCAGTTACAGGGAGGTCTACTCTTGCGGTATTCTTTAATGTATCTAAATTCATATTTACCCCATAATAAAAAATTGAGCAGTTTGGTGTCTCTCATATATTATATTGACCCTAGTGAGTTCGAACGAGTTGTCACTAGTAATTAAGTCTAAGATTTGATAAAATTTGTTAAAGCTTACCAAATCTGCTCGTTTTTATTTATACACCCTCAAATTTATAGATTTGGTATGCAAAGGTTGCAGTAGTAGTTAAGTACTCAACATCTGTAGACCCCTGTGTATAATCTAATGCACCTAATGAGATAGGAAATATATTTTGAAATACTACATTTAAAATAGGATTGTTCTTGTTGGAGAGTAACATAAGAAAGGCATCTGAATACATTGATTTGTCTGGTGTTGCAGAACCTATAATGTCAACTGAGGGAGTTCTTCCTCCAGCCGGTGCCATTGATGTTACATCTCTATGTGTTCTAAACTCAGACCTGTTTGATGGAAAACCAATTCCCGTCATCCAGTTATGAAGCGACTGATAATTTTCTAGATACTCATCCACAATAAATGTAATCTCAAGATTAGAATATACAAGTTTCTCACCCATGATTGGAATATTCTTAAAAGGATTTGCAATATCTATTGCGGTAGCTTCAATCCCTGGTAAGTTTGCATTAACGGTAAAAAACTCAACTTTTGGGAGTTGATTAATACCAAAGCGAAACTGAGTTGGACTTGCATAGTCTAACTGTTCTGGTTGTCTTGCGAGGGGTGATGATGCTGTTGCCATTATAATACTATTTATAACAAAAAAAGGGAGGAACAAAAGTTCCTCCCAAGTTTTTAGTTAAGTTTCTTATTAGAAACCAATTTTACATCAAATTGGTCACCTTTACACGCCTATACCAAGCGTTGGTGTTAGCATCCAGTGACGCATCGGTGTTAACCGTGTCAGCGGCAGCAACCGCACCCGCAGCAGCGAATGGGTTAGCAGCAAGACCATAACGGGTCTTGAAACCAATCTTGGGCTGGAAGGAATTCTCACCAACCGCACGAACCATCTGAAGGGGAACGTATGGGCAGTAGAAGAAACCAGCATCGTAAGGTGATGTGCCCTTGTAACCACAAACATAATACTGACTAGCAGCAACATTTGCAGAGTATGGATCAACATAGACCTTGAAACGACCATTCATCACACCAGCAAATGTGGAAGATGTGTCGTCAACTGCGAGGTTGTTATTCAGGGCAGGTGTGTAATCAAGAACACCAGCCATCTGAAGAGCAGAAGCAACGTCAGCTGAAACGATCAGCATGTTACCCTTGCCACGACGAGTCTGTTGACCAATCGCATTGGCGTCACGTTCGATCTGGAACATTAGGCCCTTGAACTTCTCAACTGACCAACGACCATTTGAGTCGGTGTCCAGATCAAAAGTACCAGCAGTAGTTGTATTAACCTGAGCACCGGCAACGGCTGTAACATACAGCGAACGGATGACTTCACGGTTGATTTCAGCAAGAATTTCTGTGCTGAGAATGTTGGCAAGTTCTGTCTCGGCGTCAAGACCATGAATTGCCTTCAAGTCCTGTGCAAGTTCCATCGTGTACTCTGCTTTGAGTGCGCGAGAAACGGCAGTAACCGTAGACTTCTCAATGCTGAATGCCATTTCAGCGAAAGCGTTTGTACCGCTATCACCAAGTGCTTCAGCCTGACTGCGTGTCATACCTGTTGCGGAAGTATATGTTCCGGGCGAGGAATCATTAAGAACAGAAGGGTTAGTCTCTGTAGTACCAACATCACCACCACCGATTGTACCGGCAGCGTTCTGGTTGGAAGTATCAGGGAATGACTCATCAACGAGAGCTTCTGCACCGTCCTGTGAGGCGAGTGAGGAACGCATCGCAAAGATAAGTCCGGTTGGACCTGTCATTGGCTGCACACCACAAACGTCATAAGCAATGAGGTTAGGCATTGCACGACGAACTAGGGAAATTAGAATTGGATCCCATGTGTCCATCTGTCCACCACCCATGCTGTTGGCGGGCGCTGTCTCTGAAAGAAAACCACGGTCTTCCTTCATTGCTTTTTCTTGGTTCTCTAGGATGAGAGTAGTAACTGCCCGCTTATAAGAATCCTGAATCCTTGGTAGATCAGGGTGTTCTAGGACTGGCTGCCACTTTTCTTGTAGATGTTCTGTCTGAAACATTTGTTTCTCCTTTATAATTACATCTGTTTTTTATAATATTATTGGGCACGCTCTTTGTTACGACTAATTGCCGACATGTAAGCACTCATAGCTTCAGTCGTATCAATGTCCTGTGCGGTGCCACCATCTTCATCATCAAAAGTTTGTTCAACAATCGTCTTCGGGAAATAACTTTCCTTCAAGGTGTCGAGTTTTGCTTTGAAGGACTCTTCATCAACAAAGTCAACATCTTCAGTGAGAGACTTGAACTTTTCAATTTCGGTATCGGTCAAATCTTCGCAAGCTTCAGAGATAACCTGTTCCCGAACTAGACCAGACTTAACAGTTGTGAGAGCAATATTCTGCTCCATAACATTGTTAACCTTTTCTTCCAGTTCAGCAATTTTGTCAGACTGTGCTTCGAGAATATCATATTTCTCATCAGGCACGTCAATATAATGATCTTCAAACAACTGTTTCAGTCCAGAGATAAAGTCTTCTGCAATCTCGCCCTTTAGTCCGCGCTCGATTGACAACTCGTTCTCTTTAGTCCATGTCTCTACAACGTAGTTGAGATAAGTATCTACCTTTTCTGTAAGAGCACTAACTGACTCTTCCAGTTTTACATCAAACTCGCTAGTCATATCTTCGTGAATACGAGAGATTTCCTCACGGGTCTTTGATTTAACAGCAGCCTCAAAGATTGTCGCTGCCTTGTTCTTAAACTCTTCAGAAAGACCTTCGCCATCTACGAGAGCAGCAACGTCTTCCTTAACATTAATGGATTTAATCTTCTCTTCGATCTCTGCTTTTGCGTCCTCAAGTTTCTTGAGATCATCCATTGCAGCTTCGTCCATCTCTTCTTCAGCAGGGGCCATCATATTTTCATATGCGGCTTTCAGATCGACGGCTTTCATACCTTCCATCTTCGAATGCATAGCAGCTTTGAGCATTTCTTTCGTCATGCGTTTTGCTTCTGTGACAACCTCGCCTTCTGGTTCAAAACCAGCAGCAAGTTTCTGGGGCTTATCAGGTTTCCCTTCACCCTTCTGCTGTGCATCACCACCGATTTCTTTTGCTTTCTTTGTAGCAACGTCTGTTGGTGACTTCTTTGCATCAGGTTCTACTACGGGTTCTCCGCCATCTTCAGTTTCACCACCGGGTGTTACTGCATCGATCTTCTTCTTTGGTTCAGCTGGAGCAGCACCCTTTGTCTGGGGGTCACTCACCTCTTCGAGCTCAGCTAGTACTTCCGCTTCCAACTCTTCGATTGTTTGTTCTAGTTCTGACATCGGGTGTCTCCTTACCTAGTTCTGTTGATTATTTATAAATTAAAGTCTTTTAAGAAACTTAGCAAAGGCCAAAGCTTCTATATTTGCGTTTCTTTGACGTTCCTTAACATCAAACTCCCTCTTCATCTCCATCATTTCTGATTCCAACAAAGCACCGTTGTTCCAAACCCACTCTTTACCTTCCATAATACCTTCTACGAAAGCATTTGGCGCAGAGGGGTCAGCAACAATATCCGCCGCTGTTGCGAGATAGAAGTCGTCCCGCACATAGTTTGCACCACCTTTTTGATCTAGACTGCCCATTCCCCGTGAGGAAACGCCCAGTTTTGCACCTTCATCCATAAGACTCTTCACAATCTCACCCATTGGTGTAGCCATAATCTTTGCTTCACCAATAAAGTTTTTTCCATCAGGTTCCAAGGACGTGATCATATGCGAAACTCTTTCCAAATTGACGGTAGGACCGTCTGGATGTCCAAGTTCACCAAATGCACGATTCTCTTTGATAAAATTCTTGTTGTATTTTGTAACTTCATTATTGAGTATTTCCATAGGATACACCCGACCATTACGGTTCTTGATGTCAGCCTGCATGAAGATACCACGAATCTTGTAGGACTTACTACCGTCTTCTTTTTCTTCGCAGATATACTCTACGTCTTCGACTGCCTCTGAAAATAGTTTCATTGTTATATCCTTACGCTGTATAGTTTTCGTCTTTTTTGAATTCGATGATAACAAAACCAGATGTACCAAAAGTAGTTATTTGATGGTCACCAGAAGTTGCGGTTGTGTTTGCAGCAGTGCCGGGGATAACGCCAGCAGAACCATCATAGTGTCCAGTTCCGGCAAGTCTAATCTGAACAATA